TGCTTTTGGACGCCTTCGCCAAAGAGACGAAGCGACCAAGGGGAAAGGTCATCCCCAACCTGACCGGGGATGGAGTGGTGGAGATTGGATTGCAGTCCCGCAAGTTCACCAAGCAGGACGCAAGCGAGTTTGTGGAGTGGCTGCATGCATGGGCGGCAATGAACGGAGTGGAGTTGAGCCAATGACGTGGTGGCAGCTTGTTCTGATGATGGTTGGAGGCGCGATTTTCATGTGCCTTCCACCTCTGTTGGCCTATTGCGTGCTGAGGCTGATCGAAGAGGACTCCAAGTAAATGCTCTCCATCCAGCTTCGCCCCAAGGTCTGCGCCATGTGCCCACGGGAGTTCATCCCGCGCAGCTCCTTTGCCACCGTCTGTTCCCAGCGGTGCGCCATGCGAAAGCTGAAGGCAGACAAGACTAAGGAGCGGGAAGCATTCCGGGAGCGCAGGGAAGCCATCAAGACGATCCCCCAACTGATTAAGGAGGCCCAGCATGCCTTTAACGCCTATGTCCGCGAGCGAGATCGTCAAGCTGGCCATCGGTGCATCTCTAGTGGTCGCGTGCTGGACTGGAGCGGCAATGGTGTGGATGCTGGCCATTACCGATCTGTCGGAAGCGCTTCACACCTCCGCTTCAACGAAAACAACTGTCACGCCCAATCCAAGCACGACAACCAGTGGAAGTCAGGGAATGCGGTTGACTATCGAATCGGCCTCATCCAGCGGATTGGGCTTGAAGCCGTCGAAGCCCTAGAGGCTGACAACACCCCCCACAAGTGGACCCGCGAAGAACTAATAGCCATCCGCGCAACCTACAAAGCCAAGCTCAAACAGCTAGAGAAGGAACAAGAGTGACGACGTACACCATAGAAGAGGGCATCCCTGTCCCTGATTCAGACAACCGTGGCAAGGGTGGCGCAGCTCGCAACCCCTTGACGGAGTGGACAAAGACCCTGGACAAGCTCCAGCCCGGTCAATCCACCATGACTCCTGAGATGAAGGACTTCAAAGCCGCCCAGCAGTTCAAGGTCCGCAGACCTGAAAAGAAGTTCGCCATCCGCAAGGTTGACCGGCAGGGCTGGCGGATTTGGAGGCTGGCGTGAATATGGAACTGATCCGGCTTCGCTGTCTGGAGTGCGGAGACTGCCAGTTGTGGCAAGGCGCAACCAACGCCAAGGGGCACCCTAAGTACCGGCAGCGCAGCGCAAGGAGGGTTGTTTGGGAGGCTGAGAAAGGGCCGTTGACTAAGAGCCAGCTCCTGACGGTGACCTGTGGTCAATCGATGTGCCTGAACGTCGCGCACATGAAGCTGACGAACAAAAGCGAAGTGGCCCGTATATCCAACGCGCGGCCTTCCGTGAAGGCTAAGAAGTCGGCTTCTTCGTCCCGCACCAATCAGGCCAAGTTCGGCAAGCTGTCGATGGAAAAGGCCCGGTACATCAGGGGGAGCGACAAGCGAGGCATTGACCTTGCGCAAGAGCTTGGCGTCAGTCGAGACCTGGTGTCCAAGGTTCGGACTTACCGGGCATGGAAAGAGCAGTTCAACCCCTTTGCTGGGTTGATGGCCTGACAACTACAAGAGAGGGGCAGAGGAATGAAACGAGAAGACGCGGTTGATTTCTTCCTGGTGGATGACCGGCATCTTGAGGTCCACGCGAGGCTGGAGAGCTGGGCGCGTTGGGTCCGCGTCCGTCCTCAAGGCTGGCAGGTTGCCCCGATGTTCCGGCAGTACCGCTCCCACAGTTGGCAGTGGCATACCCCCGACATCAAACAATCCATCAACATCCCAGAGGCGGTGGAGATGGAGAAAGCCGTCTCCCTGCTGCCTGAGAAGCACCGGGAGGCCATCAGGTTCTGCTACGTGTTTGCCGGGAGCCCGGTAGCCACGGCAAAGCGGTTGGGGGTGAGTAAACAAGGGCTGCTAGACCTGATCCGGTCAGGCAGGACGATGCTGATTAACAGGGGGGTGTGATGCGGCATAGGCTGGTTTTGTTCTGGCGGTGGATGGTCCCGGTTTTGCAGATTGCCGCCTGTGTCGCACTCGTCTATTCCGCTTGGGAACGCCGCAAGTGCTTCTCGGAACAGTGCTACCTGATAACTGAAAGCGAGATTAGGACGCTTGTCCGGACTGTCTTGGAAGCAGACAAGTAATCTGACATTTGAGCGCAACCCTCCCCGGATTAGGAATAAGGAGAGATCATGGATTGGATGCCAATTGAAACCGCGCCGAAGGATGAGACATGGGTTTTGCTCTACTTTCCGCGTCCGCCTGCGACGGTGGAGGCTGATGGAGTTGCCATTGCCTTCTGGAGCGAGGAGGGTAAAGGTTGGTTCACCAGCGAATGCGCGTCGCACGCATTGGACGAGTGGGGGGAGAAGCCAACCCACTGGATGCCCTTGCCAGCCATGGTGGTGCGCCGCTGTACTTTCGTCCAAGATGCCGGTGTCGTAATTAGCCGTCTCGTCAATCACACCCCCTTGTACTCTTACCCGCCTCCATTAGAGCGCGAACCAGACATCGACCTGTCCGACGCCCTCGCCATCCTGACCAATATGCACCCGACGCTACCACGTAGCGAGTCCCACGCACTCTATGTCGTGATGAAGCACGCGGTAGTCACCATGGGCAAAACACAATTTGACACTAAATAGTTGCACGCAACTTGACAATGTGTGATAATCGCGAAATCGAGCGCGAACACGCATAAGTCGATCAATCCCCGGTGGAGGCCCTGTCGCCCCTCGGGGATTTGTCGTTTCTGGCGCTCACCATCTTGGGGACGGCCCTCTTAATACTCAGGGGACGCCGCTCGCGAAGCACAGTCCGCCACCTCGTAGAGACGCCGCCCCAACCCTTTTCAGTGAATGCGCAGGCTGATGCGCAAGGGCACCTAAACGCTGTCTCACGCGAAAGCGCTGGTTGATAGAGATAAGCCGGAATTCAGTACCGGCCACTGAAACCTATCGCAGTGCCACAAGCACTTTCACAACCGCCCTAGAGGCGGTTTTCTTCTTTTTGGAGCGTATGAACCCTGCTGTCCGTCAACTGCTGCTAGGGGCCAGCCGGTTCGACTACCACGTCGATTCCGTCAACGGCTCTGATTACAGTGACGGCAAGACCCCGGCTAGGGCGTTTCGGACCATTGCAAAGCTAGAGACGGTCCTTGGCAGCAGTTACGACCGAAAGCGCATTGGCTTGGCGCGTGGGTCGTACTGGCGAGAGCAGATCGGTGGGCTGGGCGATTGGGGATCAAATGTAGTCATCAAGGCGTATGGCTCCGGGGCCATGCCTGTTCTGGACGGGGCTGATGTTGTCCCAGCCGACTCCTGGGCCAAGACTGGTGCTCTGACTAACGTGTATGACACCTCTTGGGTGCATGAGGCTTCGTCCGGGTCTGTCATCTCAGTTTGGGAAGATGGCGTCCGGTTGCGCTGGGTTGCCAGCACGGCTCTATGCGATGCAACCCCTGGCACGTACTACGTCGCCACTGTGACGACCTCTCCTAGTGCGGTTTACGTCCATGCCACCGGAAGCGGCGATCCCGACACCAACGGCAAGACCTACGAGATTTCCTCCCGTGAGTGGGGTCTGATGACCGGGGAGATTGGGTCTAACTGGCTCATTGAATACGTCCACACCAAGAGAACCACCAACGGCAATGGAAGCCTTGAGGCGGTCAACAACTGCCGGGTAAATTGGTGCCTAGCTGAAGACGGATGGAAGCACAACCTATTCATTGGTGCTGACAGCATCGCAGATGGGTGCATAGCGTGGAAGGCGGATTATCCGAACCGCTCCAACGCCACCATGTTTGTTGGCTTCACCTCGGATGGTTCTGGAAAGCGGGTAACGTTCCGGCGCTGCGTTGCCATCTGCGATCCGGCCATTGGTGAGGCTGCCCGCGCAGCTTCCATTTCCGTTGACGGCTTCTACTCTCACACCACCGGAGCCGCAAAAGAGTGGGATGCGGTCATTTATGAGGACTGCGCCGCTTCTGGTGTGGTGACGGGATTCGCGGCGGCAGATTGTGACCTGTTCACGAACACCAGAAATTACGCTTATGACGTAAACAAGGGCTTTCTCCTTGGCGGAACGGTTCACACGGCCTATGACTGCAAGGTCATGGAAGGCCCGACCGTTACCCACATTGGAGCGACGGAAACCACCGCAGGAACGTCCACCATCGAGGGGATGCGGCACTACTGTTTCGACGGGACAAGTCGAGGCTCCGTCTATGCGGCTGGAACCGCAACCGTCACGGTTACGAAGTCGGTACTTGCCAGAGACACCACCGCGACCGGCTCGTCCCGGATCATGGTCAACGGAAACGCCGTTGGCTCACAGGTGAACAGCTCGTACAACATCATCACGGCGAGCACGAACACCACTGCTTACCGGATCACTGGTACGGGATCGGCAGACAACAACGTCTATTGGCCCGCCACGATTGACTTCAACATCGGCGCATCGAGTTACACCAGCTTTGCGCTCTACAAAGCAGCAGAACTGAGTTACGACCAAGCCAGTGTGGCATCGGACCCTCTGTTGGTTGACCCGGCCAACGGAGACTTCAACGTAACTGGCGGCAGTCCGGCCATTGCGATGGGGGCAGGGTTGGAGCGGCCCAACGTGACCTACCTCCCAATTCCCTCTGATGTCGCCTTGGCCGCGATGTGAACTAAGGAAACCCCAATGGCATACAAGAGTCAACCCACCGTCACCCGTCCTGCAAACACCACCGCTTACACCGCTGGGGATGTGGTGGGAGGGGTCATCAGCTTTCCTGAGTTCAAAGCTGGCGTCAGTGCGCTCCTGACCACCTGTGACCTTCGCATCAACGTCACCGCCATTCCCGCAGGCATGACCAGCTTCCGTCTGCACCTGTACGATGGCTCGCCTCCTAGCGCCTTGGCTGACAACGCGGTGTTCGACATCCCGTCCGGCGACCGGGACTACTACATCGGCTACGTGGACCTTGGTTCTCCCGCTGATGTGGGTAGCACTCTGTTTAGTTCCGTGGACCAGGTGAACAAGCACATTTGCCCCGGCGTCGGGCTTTACGGCTACTTGGTGACTAACGGAGCCTTTACCCCGGCTGGTAACTCCGAGGTCTATCGCCCGTGCCTTCGTGGGTTGGATGCCTGATATCCAAAGTGGATTGGTTTAGAGGCAATCATGGCAAAGGGCGTTAAAACGGGCGGTAGGCAGGCAGGAACGCCCAACAAGGCCACCGTGGAGTTCCGCCAGACCATCACCGCCTTGCTTGAGAAGAACGCGGCCAAGGTCGATCTATGGCTTCAGCAGGTGGCAGATGGGCATGGAGACAACAAGCCCGACCCGGCCAAGGCTCTGGACCTTCTCGCCAAGCTGGCTGAGTACGGAGCGCCCAAGTTGAACCGGACGGAGTTGAGTGGTCCGAATGGTGGGCCAATTGAAGTAAGCGCCAAAGAGCAAAGGGATGCAGCAGTCGAAGCCGCGCTACGTGCCGACCGCTGAAGACTTCGCATTCTCCCGGCTCCTGGCTTACGCAGCCTACCAATGGCCCGGATACCGGGACGCAGCCCACCACAGGCTGATTGCCCGGAAGCTGGAGGCAGTCGAGCGGGGAGACGTTAAGCGGCTGATGATCTTCATGCCGCCAAGACATGGCAAGTCCATGCTGGCGAGCGAGTTCTTTCCGGCTTGGTACTTGGGGCGAAACCCCGAGCACTACGTCATTGCGGCAACCTACGCTCAGGAGCTGGCTGACGACTTCGGGCGCAAAGTCAAGGGGCAGATTGAAGACCCGGCTTATGCGGCGATCTTCCCCGGAGTCAAGCTGGCTGAGGACTCCAAGAGCGTCAAGCGCTTCCACGTCGAAGGCGGGACGGAGATTGGGACGGCTCAGAGGGGCGCTTATTACGCGGTAGGTGTAGGAGGCCCGCTGACAGGCCGAGGCGCGCACCTGTTGTTGATTGACGACCCGGTTAAGAACCGGGAAGAAGCGGACAGCGAGATTGTCCGCAAGCGCATCAAGGAATGGTTTACCTCTACCGCCTACACCCGGCTGATGCCAGGCGCGCGGATCGTGGTGATTCAGACCCGCTGGCATGAGGACGATCTTTCAGGCTGGCTACTGAGCGAACACAAGCAGGAGGGATGGGATGTTCTGGACCTTCCTGCTTTGGATGGGGATAAGCCTCTCTGGCCCGAGCAGTACGACCTTGAATCACTCCAGAGGATCAAGGCGGCGGTCGGACCTAGAGACTGGTCGGCGCTGTATCAGCAAAGGCCCAGCCCGGAGGACGGAACATTCTTCCTGCGGGAGTGGTTCAAGACCTGGACCGACCGACCCAAGGAACTAGCGATCTACGGCACCAGCGATTACGCGGTGACGGACGGAGGCGGGGATTACACGGTGCATCGCATATGGGGGGTGTCTCCAGAGGGTGGGCTGTACCGGCTGGGTGGGTGGAGGGGAAGAACAACCTCCGATGTCTGGATTGAAAGGCAAATCGACCTCATCAAAGAGCACAAGCCCTTTGCGTGGTTCGGTGAGTCTGGGGTGATCCAAAAGGCCATCGAGCCCATGCTGATTCGCCGGATGAGGGAGAGAAATGCCTTCTGCCGCATGGAGTGGCTGCCTAGCATCCATGACAAACCGACACGGGCCAGAGGCTTCCAAGCGCGGGCAGCGATGGGGAGTGTGTGGTTTGAGCAGGGCGCGGAGATAGACGAGTTCCTTCGCTTTCCTGCTGGTGCGAATGACGACGATGTGGACTGCGCCTCCCTCATTGGGCGGGCGCTGGACGAGGCTCACCCGGCGATTGCGTCGAGGCCGACCGTAACAAAAGTGCGTGACCGCTGGGACAAGACCTTCGGTGACGACGAAACCGACGACAACTGGAAGACCGCCTAAATGGACTCTGATAGCGACGTTCTGGCTAGATTGGTGCAGTGGCACGAGGCCGCAGACCAATCCACCGCCGACGCCCGAGAGGAGGCAGAGCGGGACCGTGATTACTACGATGGCTACCAGTGGACCGATGCCGAGCGCGCAGCCCTGGAGAAGCGCAAACAGCCCGTAGTCACGATCAACCGGATCAAGCCCAAGGTTGACTTCCTCAAGGGCCAGGAACAACAACGAAGGATGATGCCGCGCGCCTTCCCTCGCACGCCTGCGGAGGAAGACGGAGCCAGCGCAGCGACGGACGCTATCCGCTTTGTCATGGATCAGAGCAAGTGGGACCGCGTTCGCTCTGCCTGCTTTGATAACCACATCATTGAGGGTGCTTGCGGGGCTGACATTCAGGTCTACGAGAAAGAGGACGGGGATTACTGCATCGAGGTCAAGCAGATTACGTGGGACCGGATGTGGGGTGATGTTTACTCCCGCATGAGGGATTGGAGCGACGGCAACCACAAAGGTCAGTATGTCTGGATGGACTGCGACGAGGCTGTCAAGAAGTGGCCCGAGAAGAAAGATGTCATTGAGGCCACACTGAGCACGGAAGGCCCTGCAGTCATTGGCGAGACGTACCAGGACGTACCCCGCACCAGGTGGGCTGACACCAAGCGCAAGCGGGTTCGCATCGTGGAGTGCTGGAGCAAGGAGGGGGAAACCTACTACCTGACCAAGTACACCAAAGGCGGGATTCTGGAGCGGGACGAATCCCCGTACAAGGACGAAGACGGCGAGCCCGATGATGGGTTTGTCTTCGGTTCGTGCAACATCGACCGCGACGGCAACCGTTACGGCGTGGTGCGTGCTTGGATTTCGGTTCAGGACGAAATCAACAAGCGCCGCTCCAAGGCCATGCACCTGATGAACGTGCGGCAGACCTACGGCAATCAGTCCGTGGGCGACAAGAACAAGCTGAAGTCAGAGCTTGCCAAGCCGGACGGGCATATCGAGATGCAGGGCGGCGCGAAGTTCGGTGAGGACTTCGGCGTCCTTCCCACCATCGACATGGCTGAAGCGCAGTTCAAGATGCTTCAGGAGGCCAAGAACGAGATTGACGCGGTGGGCGTGAACGCAGCCCTGTCTGGTAACGAGGATCGGGTGATGTCCGGCCGCGCCCTGATGGCGAAGTCTGAGCAAGGATTGTCCGAGCTGGGGCCGGTGTTCGATGCCTTCTCTCAGTTCCAGCATGACGTTTACCGCAAGGTGTGGAACCGCATCAAGCAGTTCTGGACCGCCGAGAAGTGGATTCGCGTTACGGACGATGACAAAAACGTCAAGTTCGTTGGACTCAATGCCCCGCTGACCTTGGGCGAGAAGATGATGGAGCAGGCCAAGAAGCAGGGCCAGCAGATCACCCCGGAGATGCAGCAGCAGGCCCAGATGGACCCGCAAATGCAGACGGTGGTGGGGACCAAGAACAACGTGGCGCAGTTGGATGTGGACATTGTTCTGGATGAAGTCCCAGCCAGCGCTTCGCTGCAGTCGGAAACCTTCGACCAGCTTGTCCAACTTGCACCCCACGCAGGGCAGATGCCGCCCCCGCTGTTTGAGGCGCTGATTGAAGCCTCCCCCCTGCGGAACAAGGACAAGATTCTGGAGAAGCTGCGCGGAGAGGGCGAAGGAAAACTCCCGCCCCAAGTGCAGCAACAGATGGCGCAGATGCAAGAGGCTGGGCAAGCCCTTGAGCAGCAGGTGCAAGACCTGCAGCAGAAGCTGTCCCAGGCCCAGCAAAAGGCGATGCAGGCCGAGAGCATGGGTCCGGCTGCGGAGATGGCTAAGCGTGAACTTGAACTGAAGTACCGCGAAGAGAACTTTGAGCTTCAGAAGCGCCTGGCACTCATGGAAGTTCAACTAGCGCAGACCAAAGCCACCAGTGCGGTGGACAAGGCGCAGGCCGGGCTGAATGCCGCCGCGCAAACGATCCAGCATGAAGTAGCGGTGGCCGAAGCGCCGACTACAGAGTAACGATTTCCTTCCCAACAGAGAGCCCGCCTAGTGCGGGCTTTTTGCATTGGGCCTGTCGCCGGGGATTCGGGCGTATGGCTGTCGCCGGGCTTATCGGGCGTTTGGAGCGTAGATGGAAAGCAGCTTGGATTCTGTTCTAGGTGGACAGGTTAGCGAGGAAACGACCGCAGAAGTGCAGCAGCCGGAAACGACTGTTGAACAGACGCAGCCGACCGAGCAAGCCACGGGCGAAGTAACCGGGACGCCGCCGGAAACACAAAAGGACGATCCCCTCGATAGGCATCGCAAGGGACTGGAGCAAGCAGCCGCAGCGGAGCGCAAGCGCCGCCAAGAGGCAGAGCAACGGGCTCAAGCGTTGGAGCAAGAGCTGAAGACGCTGCGTCAACCGCAGGCATTCCCAACCCAGACCGAAGACCCCAAGCCACAGCGCACTCAGTTTGAGACTGAGGACGCATGGCTGGATGCGCGGGATGAGTGGCGGGACCGCCAGCGTGAGAAGCAGTGGCGACAGCAGGAGCAGGTGAGAGCAGAACAGACGCTGAAGGCGAAAACGGAAAGCATCTTTGCGGAAGCAATGAAGCTGCCTGGATTCGACATGCAGGCGTTCGTTCGTCTTCCTGTTCCGCAAGCGATGGCAGACGCCATTCTGGACTCGGACACCGCACCTCAATTGGTGCACTGGCTCACGGCCAATCCGGGTGAGGCGTACCGCATCGCAGCTCTGTCCGAAACCCGCCAGGTCAAGGAACTTGCCCGTATCGAGGATCGGTTATCGGCCACTCCCAAAGAGGAGCCGGAGCTGAAGGAAAAGCCGCGCTTGCCTGAAACGCTCACACAAGCACGGGATGTCAAAGGCCGCTTTGAGGGCAAAACCTATGACGGACCAACCCCCTTATCCGCACTTTTGAACAGCAAATAGGAGCCTTAAATGGCAAACACGACCGCACGCGCTGGGCTGACTCCCCAGCAATGGGATGACGAGTTCTTCGTCGAGTACATCCAGAACCACCCGTTCAAGACCTACATGGGTACGAACGAGAACAGCATCTTCCAGATCAAGGAAGATTTGACCAAGAAGAAGGGCGATTCCATCACCTTCGCGCTGGTCAACCGCCTCACCGGCGACGGTGTGACGGGCTCGCAGACCCTGGAAGGCTCTGAAGAAGAGATGGACAGCCGCTCCTTCGCGGTTGCCGTGAACAAGCGCCGCAACGGCGTTCGTGTCGCTGAGATTGATGAGCAGTTCTCTGCCATCGGCCTTCGAGATGCGGGCAAGTCCGTGCTGCGTACTTGGGCTGACGAGAAGGACATCGACCGCATCTACGCCGCCCTGGCGTCGATCAACGGCGTTGCCTATGCGTCCGCTTCGGAAGCCGAGAAGGATGCGTGGCTGGTGGACAACGCTGACCGCGTGCTGTTTGGCGCTGCGAAGTCCAACAACTCCAGCAACGACCACTCCGCCTCGCTGGCGAACATCGACAACACGAACGACAAGCTCACGCCTGCCGCTCTGTCGCTGATGAAGCGCATGGCCCTGGCTGCCTCCCCGAAGATTCGCCCGATCCGCGTTGAAGGGATGAACAAGCGCTTCTATGTGGCGTTTGCGAACCCCCGCGCCTTCCGCGACCTGAAGGAAAACAGCACGATGGTTCAGGCCCTGCGCGAAGTCACGCTCGCCAACCAGAACAACAAGCTGTTCAACGGTGGCGACCTGGAGTGGGACGGCGTGATCGTGCATGAGTGCGACAACCTGCCGATCATCTCCGGCGTGGGCGCTGGCTCCATCGACGTGGCTCCGGTGTACCTGTGCGGCGCGCAGGCTCTGGGCCTGGCGATGGCCAAGCGTTGGACCTCCAAGACGGAGACGTTCGACTACGGCGACAAGCAGGGCGTGGCTATCGAGTGCATCGACGGCCTGAAGAAGATGCTGTTCGGCTCCGGCTCGGGCGACACCGACGACCTGAAGCAACACGGCGTTCTGACCGGCTACTTCGCCGGTGTGGCTGACGCCTGATGAATTGCGGGGCTTCGGCCCCGCTTTCACTTAACCCAAGGAATCAACATGGCTACCTTTACCGCTACCCGTGCGTCGAGCACGTTCCCCGTCCTCGCGCCCTCCGGTGCGATGGCTGTTGCCTACGGCACCATCGAAGTCACGGCCAACCCGGTCGCCGCCGATGTCTACCAGATGTGCAAGCTGCCCGCTGGCGCTGTTGTTGTTGGCGGTCGGATTTACTCCGATGACCTGGACACCAACGCCACGGAAACGCTGGACCTGGATGTGGGCTGGGCTGCGAACGGCTCCGACGCCGCCGACTCGGATGGCTTCGGCAATCTGGGCGTGATGGGCACGGATACCGTCGCCGGTGTCAAGCCGGAGTCTGGCTACAACTATGCCTTTGGCGGCGTGCTTGTCACTGAGGGCCCCAAGACCTTCGCCAAGGAAACCACCATCACCGTGACCTGCGTTGCCACCGCTGCGACCTTCGCGGCTGGCACCCTGTCGGTGGTTGTGTACTACACCGTGCCCTAAAGCATGGCCCTGTTCGTCTATCTAGGCGACCACGCGGAGACGGCAACCCTCGGGTTCCGTTTCCGTGCTGGAGAACCCACAGAAGTAAACGACCAGCACGCTCAGATGAAGCTGCGCGGCAACTCGCATTTCTCCGAAGTGTTCGACGGCGTGGAAGTCATGCCCGACCAACCGAAGCGCAAGCCTGGACGCCCCCGTAAGGACGCCTGATGCCGACCTACACATTCGCACGCACGCTGCCGCAGTTGCAAAAGCTGATCCTGCGCAAGCTGCGTTATCTCGATCCCAACGAGTCGCCGTCAGCCGATGATGCTGCGTTGGTGAACGAGGCGATTGACCTTCGCCTGAAGGAGTTGCACGCCCTGGGAATCCTCTGGTGGAACGTCTCTGGCGCGACCACCAACGTCGCCATGACGGCGGGGGTGGCTACGGTCAGCCTTTCGGCAGTAACGGACCTTCTTTTCCCCGTCTCGATGGTGCTGAGGGTCAACGGGGAAGACCTGCCAATCGAAATCATCTCCCATCGGCAGTACCAGGCCATCCCCAGCAAGACGGAATCCGGCGAGCCTGAAAAGGCGTTTTTCGATGGGTCCACCGTCTATTTCTGGCCGGTCCCCACGTCCAACTACACGGCCAAGCTCACCTATCAGGCCATCGCAGCCGACACGAACAACCCCGATTCTGTGGACATCCCCGTGTCCATGCTCCGCTCTTTCGTCACTCTGGTTGCTGCGGATTTGGTTGACGATTTCGGTGTGCCGGAGGCATTCGCGCAACGCCTGATGGTTCAGGCCCGCGATGCGGCAGTCACGATGCGGATTCTGAACACCGAGCGAGTGGATAGCGCCACCACCGCGCCGGAGTGGTTCTAGATGCTTATCCCCTTCCTCGGCCCGTCCTCTGAAGCGCGCAGCTCCAACGCTGACGCTCAGAGGACGGTGAACTGTTACCTTGAGTTGAGCCAGAAGTCCGCGCAGGGAGGCACGCTGTACGGCACTCCCGGCCTTGAGACTGTGGCGACCGTGGGTAACGGGCCGATCCGGGGAATGATCGCCAACGGCAACTTCTGGTATGTCGTCTCCGGCAGCAACGTCTACCGCATCGCGGCTTCTGACTACTCCGTCTCCCTGCTAGGCACGATCACGACCAACGCCCGCCGCGTCGGGATGGCAACCAACGGGTCTGAAATCCTGATCGTGGATGGGGTGTCGGGGTGGATTGCGGAGAACGCCAGCCTCACGCAAATTGCTGATACCTCCTTCCCCTTCGGTGTCACTCAAGCGGTATTCATCGACGGGTACTTCATCGTTGCCGGGAACAACTCACAACGGCTGTATTGGAGTGAGATAGCCAACGATGGGGCCAGTTGGAACGCGCTGGACTTCGCATCTGCGGAGGGTTCGCCCGACAACATCGTTTCCATCATCGCGGACCACCGGGAACTGTGGGTTCTGGGTTCGCAGTCCGTGGAAGTGTGGGTGAACACCGGGGACGCAGACCAACTGTTTGCCCGCTCGGGTAATGCGTTCATCGAGCATGGCTGTGCGGCCACTTGGTCAGCGGCCACGATTGACAACTCTGTCTTCTGGCTGGGTACAGGAAAGAACGGGCACGGGATCGTGTTCCGCACCAACGGCTACACCCCGGCGCGAATCTCCACCCATCCCATTGAAACCGCCATCCGTGGGTACAGCCGAATTGATGATGCTTTCGGCTATGCCTTCCAGATGGACGGGCACTCCTTCTACGTCCTGACCTTCCCTACTGCTGATGCGACGTGGATGTTTGACGTAGCGAGTGGGGAATGGTCTGAATGGCTGTGGCGCGATGCGAGCCTGAACACCCTGCATCGCCACCGCTCCAACTGCTTCGCCTTCGGGTCTGGTGTTCCCCTTGTCGGGGATTGGGAGAACGGGAAGGTCTACAGGATCGACCCGGATGTCTACACGGACGACGGGGTGCCGATCAAGCGGATTCGTCGGGCGCAGACCATCACGGAAGAAGGCAAGCGCCTGTTCTTCGAGGAAGTGCTGATCCTGATGGAAACAGGGGTGGGTCTTCCCACCGGGCAGGGGAGCGAACCTCTCTTGATGCTGCGCTACTCCAACGATGGCGGGCATACCTGGAGTAACGAAAAGACGACAGGTATTGGTGTGGCCGGTGAGTACGGCAAGCGGGTGAAGTTCGGCCCAACCGGAGCAGGGCGGGAGCGGGTGTGGGAAATCTCCTTTTCCGACCCCTGCAAGTTCGTTGTTCTCGGTGCGTCTGTGCGCGCTACGGCTGGTAGCTGATGGCCCTGCCTCTTTTCCCCGCACGCATCCGGTTCGTGGATGCCAATGGATTCCTGACGCGCGAGGCAGTAGCTGCGTGGACTGGTTTGTGGGAGCGCACCGGGGGTATTGACGCTCCGACCAACACGGAACTTGTCCAGTCGGACGATGACGATTCCGGGCTTGAGGAGTTCAAGCACGAAGCCTCCAAGTGGATGGACGGCCTGTTTTCGGCTCCCCCTCAGATGGAGCAGCAACGGGTGGAAGACATCGAGACGCAGCTTTCCTCGGCCATGGCGCTGATCGCGGAGCTGCGCAAGGAACTGGAAGACATGAAACAAGGACAGATGCTGTGAAGGATCACAAATGAGCGTTACCGCCAAATGCTTGATCGACGCTAAGTACGCCGAGGCAAGTCAAACAACCCAATACACCGCCGGGTCTGGTGTGCGGACCATCATCGACAAGTTCACCGCGTACAACGGGACGGCCAGTGCCGCCACCCTGACGGTGAGCATCATTGCTTCGGGTGGCGCTGCGAGTGCGGATGAAGTCATTATGTCCCGCTCGATTGCTGCGGGTGAGACGTACACCTGTCCTGAGTTGGTTGGACAGGTTATCAACGCTGGCGGGTTTGTCTCCACCCTGGCCGGGACCGCTTCTGCCATCGTGATTCGTGCTTCTGGCCGGGAAGTGACCTGATGCCGCACGCCGGGGAGTATCTGACTCGCCCCAACTTCACGCGGGCAACGGGGAAGACGACGATCGTTGATCTGGATTCGTTCTACGGGACGAACAGCGAAGACTCCAACCGCATCATGCGGATGACCTGGGGCAACATCAAAGAACAGATGTTGGCAAACCCCAATCTGACCGGGAACGTGTTTGTCCAGCAGGGCGCATCCACTGTCAAGGCTGGGGCGGCGACCCTCACGGCTGCGGAGCTTCTGACGCAGACCATCGAATACACCGGGGGCGCAGCGAGCCTGACCATGCCGACCGGAACCGACCTGGACGCGGGGATTCTGGCGGGTGCGCTTGCCAATGACCGGGCGTTTGACTTCTCCATCCTCAATCGTGGGGCGGGGATTGCAACGCTTGCAACTGCAGCAGGGATCACCCTGACCGGGCTGATGACGGTTGCTGCGAGCACCTCCGGTCTGTTCCGGTGCCGCAAGACGGCAACCAATACTTTCATCGTGACCCGTAGGACATAAACAAGATGCGCCATTTCCAATGCCTTGAACGAGGCGTAGATATTCTCCCCCTTCTATTGGCGATCAAGAGACGCCCTGAGATGTGGAAAGAGGACACCTACCTACGGGACTATCCACAAGGCCCGTTCAAGCTCATTGAGTCGATCATGCTGCGCTTCCCGGTGAAGACGGTCCATGAGACTGAGGAAGAACTGAAGAACCACCTCAGCACCTACGACCAACACGAAAACATTGATTACCCAGCGTACAAGACGCTTTCTGAGGCTCGCCCGCTGGTCATGTCGCTGATGGCGCGAGTCGGTGGTGAGAGGTTGGGCCGGGTGATGATTAACAAGATCGCACCTGGCGGGATGATCTATCCGCACAAGGACACCAAGAGCCACACGGACTACTACACCCGTTTTCACTTCTGCCTGCAAAGCGCCCCCGGTGTGATGTTCCGCGCAGGCGATGAGACGGTCACGATGGCCCCCGGTGAGTGCTGGTGGTTCGATAACTCGCAGGAGCACGAAGTCATCAACAACAGCGCTGTGGATCGGATTCACATGGTTGTTGACATCAGGACCAGCCGGTGATTACCTGCCACGTTGAGTCCTTCGAGGAACGGCTGGGCGAGCTTCAATCCCTCCTGCCGGGGCACTACAAGGAACTGGCGCTGAATCAGGACAAGGTGCCGCTTGATCCGCAGTACGAGGTCTATATCCAGCGTGAACGTCAGGGCGGGCTGCTGTTCGTAACGCTCAGGGACGCCGGGGAGCTGGTGGGGTACTTCATTGGGTTCATCGCTCCTGGCCTTCATTACAAGACGTGCCTTACCTGCACGATGGACATTTTCTACCTTCGCCCTGACAAGCGCACCGGCTCGGGTGGTGTTCGCATGTTCCGCTTTGTTGAGCAGGAACTGAAACGCCGTGGGGTCCAGAGGTGGTTCATGGGGTCGAAGATTCACGCTGACGCCAGCGCCCTTTTCAAGCGCATTGGGGCTAAGCCGGTGGAAACCTATTACAGCAAGTGGCTGGGAGACTGATGATGGATTTCTTGATTGCGGATACCGCCGTATTTGGCAAGCGCCAGCGTGAGCGCGAGCCGGAGCTGGATACGGAATTGAACGTCGCAGCCGCCATTATTGGTAGTGCTGTCGTTGGTGGCGCGATGAGCGCCAGTGCAGCCAGTGACGCTGCTGATGCGCAATCTGGCGCGGCCGCTGACGCCAACGCGCTTCAGAAGTACATCTTCGACGAGCAGGTCAAGCTGCAGCAGCCGTGGCGAGATGCGGGCGTAGGCGGGCTGAATCGACTCTCCTACATGCTCGGCCTGTCTCCTACGGGGTATGGAGGCACTGCGGGTGGCAACGGTATGCCGACGATGGAGACGCCGGAGCAAATTCGCGCTCGTCTTGTGCAGCGGTTTACCACTCAGTCCACCTCCAACCTCCCCGGTGGGTACACCTCGGCGGAAGAAGGCGGCGGGGTGACGCCTGGGGCTCCGGTCACCAACTCAGTGGTTGATGAAGCCAGACTTTCCCAAGCCATTCAAAGGGAGCAGGCACGCCAGAAGCAGGCATACGAGCGGGCCGCGAACAAGGCCGAGAGGGTGGCCGGGCGTGATCCTGAGTACGGCTCGCTAATGGACACTTTCGACCTGAAAGACTTCCAGGTTGACCCGGGTTACGCCTTTCGCCAGTCACAAGGGGAAAAGGCGCTCCAACGTGCTGCCTCTCTGGGTGGCGGGATTGACTCCGGCGCGATGCTCAAGGACGCGATGGACTTCAACCAGGGTCTTGCCTCGCAGGAGTTCGGCAACGCCTACAACCGCTTCAACAACAACCAGGACAAGCAGTTCAACCGGCTGGCGAGCATTTCCGGGATTGGTCAGACCGCATCGAACAACATCAGTAACGCGGCCCAGAACTACGGCAATCAGGCCGGTGGAAACATCATCGGCGCGGGGAATGCTCAAGCTGCCGGACGGGTGGGGTCTGCCAATGCGTGGAACAACGCGATTGGACAGGGCGTGAGCATGTACCAGCAGAACCAGTTGATGAACAGCTATGGTGGTGGGACGCCTTCCTACTACGGCAACCTTGGCGGCGGGGCTGGTAACTACAACTACGGCGGGGGCTTCTGATGGCACAAATTGACGCCAGCATTGCGATGGGCGTGAGGCCTCCGCAGTTTGAAAGCCCGGTCAACGCATTGGCGAAGGTGCTGCAAATCAAGGAGATGCAGCAGGGCCAGCAGATGAACCGGCTGAAGATGGACGAATACCAGCGGGGGATTGAGGATCAGAACGCCCTGCGCTCTGATCTTGCTGCACCGAACGCCGACGTTTATAACGCCCTCATTCGACGCGGCAAGGTGAAGGAAGCCAACGATTGGCAAAAAGGGCAGGCGGATGTGAAAAAGACTGCCGCCGAAACCGATCACAAGAAGCTGGAAACCGCGCACAAACGCGCGGACATCATGGGGCAAGTGTTCGGCTCCGTCCGAGCCAATCCCACGGTTGAGAACGCGATGATGGGCCTCGACATGCTGGAGCAGTTGAGTGTGTTCCCCCCGGAGCAGATTGCAATGTGGCGCAAAAACGCACAGGCAAACCCGGCATCCATCGCACAGTTCGCGGATCAGGCTTTCCGTCAAGCACTGAGCGCCAAGGACCAACTGCCTAAGATCGAGACGCGCAACCTTGGCGGCACGACCGACACGCTGGCGATTGATCCTGTGACCGCGCAGGCTCGGACGGCAAACAGCGTGCAAAACACGCAGAGCCCTGACAACGCTGCAAGCAATGCCAGAGCCGCTGCTGATGCTGCTGCAGGTCGGTCCGTGACGATTCGCGGACAGAACCTGGCTGATGCTCGTCAGCGCGAGTCCACCGCTGCCACCCTGACCAAGCCCTTTGAAGTCACCGGTGAAGATGGAAGGCCTGTCCTCGTCCAACAGGACAAGCAAGGCAACATCCGTCCGGTGCAGGGCTACGCGCCGAAGTCTGGCGGTAAACCGATGACTGAGGGCCAAGCCAAGGCCAATCTGTTCGGCTCCCGGATGAAAGAGGCCGACCGCATCCTGAAAGACTTGGAAGGCAAGTATTCCCCGATGGCTGTTAACGCCAAGATGGCGGCACAAAAGACGCCCGGTGTTGGTGGGCTGGCCGGTGCTGTTGGAAACGCCATGCTGTCCGAAGAAGGCCAGCGCGCGGAACAGGCGCAGCGAGACTTTGTGAACGCAGTCCTTCGCCGGGAGTCTGGCGCTGTCATCAGCGATGCTGAATTTGCCAACGCGCAACAGCAGTATTTCCCGCAGCCGAACGACAAGCCGGGCCAACTGGAGCAGAAGCGCCGCAACCGTGCCTTGGCGATTCAAGGGCTGGAGGCCGAAGTTCCGGGTGGGCTGAAGACTGGCGCTCCTGCCGGTGGCGCATCCGGTGGCTGGTCTATCCAGAAAGTGAATTGACATGGCGAAGTACCGCATCACCGGGCCTGACGGCGGCACCTATGAGGTTACCGCTCCTGACGGTGCGAGTGAGGCTGACGTTCTGGCCTATGCGCAGCAGAACTACCAGGCCAAGCCGCAGTTGGCTCCGCTGACCGCCGACCCCACGGATGGAATGAGCGGGGTTGACAAGTTCCGCGCAGGCATTGGCAAGGCATTCACTGATGTTGCCCGTGGCGCTGGTCAGCTCGTCGGAGCGGTGAGTAGGGATGACGTAGCTCAAAGCCGCAAGCTCGATGCTCCCCTGATGGATACCGGGGCTGGTGTTGCTGGGAACCTCGCCGGTAACGTGGCCCTGCTGGCTCCCACGGCCATGATTCCGGGTGCAAACACGGTAACGGGTGCCGGTGTGGTTGGAGCGACGGCCGGGCTGCTTGCCCCTTCCACCAGCACGAAGGAGACGCTTACCAACGTGACCCTTGGCGGGCTTGGTGGCGCTGGTGGTCAGGCGGTGGCGAACAAGGTCCCCGCACTTCTGCAAAGCCGCGTGAACAAGGCTGTGGCTGGGCAGACTGCCAACGCGCAGAAGTTCGGCGCTGCTCAAGCTGCCGCGAAGGCGGGTTACGTCATTCCTCCTGCCGATCTGGAGCCAGGCGTTCTGAGTGAGGCTGCTTCCGCCTTCTCGGGCAAGATTAAGACGGCGCAGGTTGCCAGCCAGAAGAACCAGCTTGTTACGGATGGACTGGCCCGCAAGGCTATCGGTGTCGCTCCCGATGCGCCGTTGAACGCCGACGCGCTCCAAGCCATTCGCCAACAAGCAGCACAGCAGGGCTACGCGCCGATCCGAAGCGCTGGGACGGTCAACGCAGATAAGCAGTTTTTCGACACGCTGGACAAGATCGCGGCCACCCAGCAAGGGGCTTCCAAGTCGTTCCCTGGCATCGGAGAGAACGGCGTGGTTGATCTTGTCGAGAAGCTCAAACAACCGGCCTTCGATGCAGCAGACGCTATCGACGCCACCAAGGTATTGCGGGAGGCGGCAGACAAGGCTTACCGCGCTGGTGACGCCGGGCTGGGCAAAGCAAATAAAGCGGCGGCTGACGCCATCGAGGGGGCGCTAGAGCGTCACCTGCAGGCAGTCGGCAACCCGGATGCACTCAAGGCATTCCGTGATGCGCGGACCCTGATTGCCAAGACCTACAGCGTCCAGAAGGGGCTGAACTCCCAGACTGGCAACGTCTCGGCGAACAAGCTGGCCGAACAGCTCGCCAAGGGTAATCCACTTTCAGGGGACCTGCGGACCATCGCTGAGACGGCGCAAGCCTTCCCGAAGGCGACTCAATCGCTCAAAGAAGCGCCAAAGCAACTTAGCCCGCTGGACATGGTTGTTGCTGCCGGTGGCGTTGCGTCTGGCAATCCGCTGATGGCCGCTTGGCTTGGCAGGCCGCTTGCCAGGAATGCGCTGCTGTCTGGCCCGGTGCAGGCTCGCGCGCTTCAACAAAGCACGCCGGTCCCCTTCACGCAGGCAACGCAGGCGCTGCTTCAGAACCGACTGGCACAGATGCTAGGTGGGCCGCTTGGCGCGGCGGGAGCCCTTGAGGTCGGTCAGTAAGAGCGTCTTCAACTTACCCGGAGGCATCCAGCGCTGAAAAGCGAGCCTCGCAGGAAGGCAAATAAGCCCGAACAGCACCAAGGCTGCAAAAGGCTTCAGAACAACGGCGATTAGCCAGGTCATCTTTTCAGTATAGCCCCACGGGAAACCGGCTGGGGCTTTTCCTTTTTGGAGTCTCAATGTCCGGCACGACCGCAGTAATCCCCCGCTACCAGTTCTCCCGCGACGGTGTACCGCTTGTCGGCGGGACGCTGGAAACCTACCTTGCCGGGACCACCACCCCCACCGAAACGTGGGCAAACAAGGCCCTCACGTCCTCCAACGGGACTTCCATTACCCTGGACGCGAACGGGGAATGCACCCTCTGGCTGGATGACACCAAGGTCTACAAGTTCGTTCTGAAGAACGCGGCTGGCGTGACTCAGTGGACCGAGGACAACGTATCCGGGACGATTGCCTCCGCTGCCGGTGTCACTTACGGCTCCGGCTCTGTCGAGGACCAGCTGGACGCGCTGAGCCTTGCCAGCTACACGGCTTTGCGTGCGTACACCGGAACGTCCAAGTACGTCCAGATCACCGGCTATCTGGTAACTGCGAACCCGAGCGCGACGGCTGGTTTCTTCACCCGCGACGACTCCGACACCACCAGCGCGGACAACGGCGGCACGATCATCGTTTCGTCTGACGACACCCGCTGGAAACGGGTCTATTCGGGAATGATCGAGGCGCGGTGGTTCGGCGCTGTCGGCGACGGCACCTCCCACCCGCTTTCCGAATATTTCGCATCTCTGGCTGAAGCCCAGGCGATCTATCCCCATGCCGCAGCCCTGACCGATGAAATGGATTGGGCCGCGATCAAGGCGGCGATCAACTACGCAGGCTCCTTGATCGGGGGGGATGTGTACCTCGGAGAAGGGGACTTCCTCACCAATAAGCAAATCGACATCAACGAAAGCAACGTCACCCTGATTGGTGCGGGGCAGGGTGGATCGGCCACGGGGTTGGCCTCTACGCAAAACAGCGCGGCGACCCGGATTGTCTGGAATGCCGCAGCCTCTACGAGTTCTGCTGTCATCGAGTTCCGCACCCTGCAAGCCGACCTCCTGCAATACGGCGGTGGTCTGCGCGGTCTGATGATTGACGCGCTCAACCTGGCAGGGACTGGACTTCGGGTCGTTACGTGGTCCAGCGCACATTTCAGCGACTTGTGCGTTTACGCGGCAACGGACTACGCCATTGACCTGACGACCACCAGCTACAGCTTGACGCCTGGCGGAACGCAGAACGTGCAGCGGTGCCTGTTTGAGAACATCAACACATTTGCGAATAACTACGCGCTGAACGCATCCACGGCCCTGCGGCTGGGGGAAGACCCGGCCAGCGTAGAAGCCGCGAACGCCTGCTTCAACCGCTTCCTTGGATGCCGTTTTGCCAAGGGGCCGGCGAATACGGGTTACGGCGTTTACCTGCTGAACACCGACAACAACATGTTCTTTGGCTGCAATACGCCGGAGTTCGTTTTCGGCAGCACCGACGAAAGCGCCAACGGTGCTGCGCGGTACAACATGGTGATTGCGTGCGAAGCGGACATCATCTGCAAGGCATCGCAGACCGGGGGCAACTCCAGCAACAACAACCTGATTCTTGGCCTGAACCAATCGAACACCGCTGGTGATGTGACGATTGAGACGGGCGCAGGCGGGTCTGACGATGCCGACGCCACGGTGATTCTGTCTGACGGGAAGATGCACCTCCCGAAAGGCGGAACGACCACTGGGACTGTCAGCTCCAGCCGACTGGATGTGTTTGAGCGTGGAAGCTGGACCCCAGCGGTTGTAGGAACCACCTCCGCAGGTACTGGCACCTACACGAACCGAGGCGGCAGATATACCCGCATTGGGGATGTGGTGTATTTCAAGGGTCACGTTGATATGACGGCGCACACCGGCACCGGCAACATGACCATTGAGGGCCTTCCGTACTTCGCGGGCGCTGACAGCGTGCAGGACACCGTCCGCGTGCGCGCCGGGAGTCTCACCTTCACCGGCCAACTCACTGGCTACATCGCTTCTGGCACTCAGACCATTTCGTTGCAGGTCATGTCCAGCGGCTCGTCACTTTCCCTCCTTGCGATGGATACGTCAGCGATTGTCTATGTGTCCGGCACGTATTGGGTCGGAGCGGAATAACTCACCGTAGGAGCACCCCATGCTCAAAGCGCTCTACGTTCGTTGGTGCCGCAAGCATGGACCTGGAGGAATGACGTTCTCCGCTAACGCCTGGAAGGTGGCGCAAGAGACGGGCGACACCTACTGGCGAATAAAGATTGACGGATGGTGGATGGTGCTTTTCTCGGAGTGCAACCACTGCCAATCCTGCTACCAGAAACACTTCCGACAGGAGCCCTGAGAGTGATCGTTGAAAAAGCTAGTGCTGCTGCGGCAGTCGGAGGTGGTGGAGCCGCCGTGTACTTCGGACTAACAGCGGGGGAATGGCAAATCATCGGCGTAGTCGGTGGCTTGCTGATCGGCGTGCTTGGGCTGGTTATCAACGCTGGTTTCCAGTGGCTTCGCTACCGCAGGGGGGATTGATGGAAAAGCTGATGTCGCGCAAGTTCATTCTTGCCTTCCTATCCATGCTGGCTGTTTCCGTTCTTTGCTGGTTCGGCAAGATCGAAGCAGGGGTATTCGCTACTGTCGTTGTGGCTACGGTAGGCGCCTACCTGACAGCCAACGTGGCGCAGAAACAGGTCGAGTCGTGAACCGGATAGCCGTAGCCGTCCTGTCGCTGTCGGCGGTGGCGTTTGGTGGTTTGGTGGCTTACGAGGGCTACTCAGAACAAGCAATCATCCCGGTGCCTGGCGATGTGCCTACGCTTGGTTTCGGGACCACGGAAGGCGTGAGGATGGGCGACACCATCACGCCGCCTAAAGCCGTCCAGCGAGCATTGCAGGATGTGGCTAAGTACGAAGGTGCCATCAAGCGATGCGTCACCGTTCCGCTGCATCAACGTGAGTACGACGCCTATACGTCTCTGGCGTACAACATCGGCCCCTCTGCCTTCTGTGATTCCACGCTGGTCCGCAAGCTCAATGCCGGTGACTACGTTGGGGCGTGCCTGGAAATCCTGCGTTGGGACAAGTTCAAGGGCAAGGCTCTACGCGGCCTGACCCTGCGCCGACAACAAGAGTACGCACGGTGCAAGGGCTGATCTGCTCCATGTGCGGGGCGACGGCGCACACCCTGTCTAACTGCCCTTGGAGAAACCGTGTTCTACCTAAAAATTATCCTGATCGCCTGTCTCCTGGCGCTCGGCCCGATTGGATACGTGAAGGGGCGAATGGATGGAAAACGAATTGTCAAAGCGGAGTGGCAGACAGCTCAAGCTCAAGCGAACCTCGAAAGTCGGCGTCTTGAGCAACGTCGCCAAGATCGCGCTAACGAAGCTGCAAAGCTGGCCGTGGGGCGAACTACTGTTGTACGGGTTGATGACTCTCGTGTTGGGGATAGCGTTATCAGGTTGCGCAACGCAATCAGCGCCCAACGAATGGCCGAGGAATCCGCAGCCGCCGCAACTGAGCGAGCCAATCGACTCGGAGAGCTACTTGTCCAAAGCGCTGAAGCTCATAGAGAGCTGGCGGGCCGCTGCGACAGGCATGTAAACGACATCAAGCATTTACTCGACGCCTGGCCGAGATAGCCAGACACCACCCCTGAAAGGCTCCCATGCGCAAGCTCCTTTGCGCCGCGTTGCTGTGCGCGGCTTCTTCTGTCCATGCTCAAGTTCTGGTTGCGAGACAGGGTGATGATTCCGTCCGTCTCACTGGTGCCGAATGCAAAAGCCAGCTTGTGCTTGATCGGCTGGACCCCTCCGTCGCTCCGCACTACCGCGCAGCTTCTGCGGTGTTTCAGGGTCAGAGCTATGTAGCTTGCTGGCGGCTTGTTGGCAATGCGGCGCACCTGGTCTATGAGGACGGAGACCAAGGGATCATCCCGGCAACGCACCTGAAGCCTGACGCCTCCATCTGATGACCACGATCCTGGCAGACGCCAAGAAGGGCGTGATGGTGTGCGACTCCAAGGCGTGTTACGGGGATTCGTGGTTTCCCGTCACGAAGGTGTTTCGCCACGGAGACGAGTTGATCGGCTGGGCGGGCCAATACGCCGAGGGTCCGCGCTGGCTGGATTGGTACGTCAACGGGCAGAGGGGAAAGATGCCCACCATCGGGAATATCAGCGTCCTCATCCTCTCCCATGAGGGGGTGCGAATCTTTGAGAGCAGCGGGCTCTGTACTCCTGTTGAACGTGGCTGGCAGGCCGTAGGGTCTGGTGCCAATGCGGCCATGGGTGCTTACATGATGTGCGGAGACGCCAAGAAGGCCGTAGAAGCGGCTTGCCAGATAGACACCGGGTCAGGCGGGGCGGTTGTCGTGCACAAACTCAAGAACTGATATGGCCGTCGCAAAATGCTCGGATGCGGAGTTTGTTGAACTATGGAAGACCCACAAGTCAGCCGCCAAGGTGGCTAGCGCGTTAAAGGTGAGTGAGCGCAACGCTCATCACAGGCGCAGGCGGTTGGAACTGAAGCTAGGCATCCAGCTAGCCGCCGACAGTCCCCAGGCCGCAGCCCATGCCCATCGGCACACCGCCCACAAACACCCCCAGAGACTAGACCTCGGCATCCTGAATGGCACGATCATTGCATTCTCGGACGCCCACTTCTGGCCCGGCATTCGGACAACCGCTTTCCTTGGCCTGCTGAAGTGCATCGAGCACCTGAAGCCTCAAGCCGTCATCAACAACGGGGATGCGTTCGACGGGGCCAGTATCAGCAGGTTCCCCCGGATCGGCTGGGACTCTACCCCTTCGATCATCGAGGAACTGAAAGCCTGTGATGCAGCTCTAGGTGAGATTGAGGAAACGGCGAAGAAAGCCCGGCACAACGTGCGACTCGTCTGGTGCTTGGGCAACCACGACGCGCGGTTTGAAAACAGGCTCGCTGCCAACGCACCCCAATACGAACACGTCAAAGGCTTTTCCCTCAAGGACCACTTCCCCGCATGGCACCCATGTTGGGCGGTCTGGAACGGTCCAGGGACGGTCATCAAACATCGCTACAAGGGCGGCGTCCACGCTACGCATAACAACACGGTGAACAGCGGCGTGAACATCGTGACCGGGCACCTGCATTCGCTTAAGGTCACTCCATTTGACGACTATCACGGAACCCGGTACGGGGTGGACACTGGCACCCTCGCTGACCCGCTGGGGCCGCAGTTCGAGAACTACCTCGAAGCTGGCCCGACGAACTGGCGTAGCGGGTTCATTGTCCTCACGTTCGTTGACGGTCATCTGCTATTCCCCGAGGTTGTAAAGGTTCACTCTGAAGGACGGATTGAGTTTCGAGGCCAGGTCATCGACGTTTGAGCGTAAAAGTGAACAGAACGCCCGTTCCATGTAGGTATACGTTATGAGCCTGCCAATCCTTGTCGTTACGGCAGCTCTCTACGTCTGGGCCGGATATACCTTCATCCCGCTTGACCGCCCTTGGATGGCCGTCGCCTTTGTTTGCTGGGCCATCGCTAACGTCTGCATGGGGATGGATGCAATGCAGACTAGGTGAACTTTTCGTGCTTGCGCCAGTAGCAATCCCAGCAGAATTGCCGCCCGCAGCACGCCGCGTAGTACAGGCCAGGGTGTGGGTCTTCGTCGCCGCAGTCTGGGCACTCGCCGGACTCTTTGAAAGCCTCAAAAGCAGGCTCGGCAAGATTCTCCGCCGTGCCGCTGGACGAGCCCAAATTTCCATTACCTGCTTCCATCATCTTGCTCCATCGTAGTCTCTCGCGTGGCAATGGGCCATCCCAGCCCAGACAGAAAATGGACTGTCTGCCACACCGTCCTGCGTAAGTCGCCGTTCTGCACTTCTTTCCAGAAGCTGTGAGGCCGTCCCTCGTACTCCACGACCTTCACCATAACGGCTCCCGCCCCTAAAGCCTTGGCTCGGAATGCGCGAGCCGTAGCGACAGGGGTTATCGCATCGGATGTACCGTTGAGAAGCAGCGTTGCCGGGAGCGAGTCGCGGACCATCTCCATCGGGTTGACCGCGCTTAGTTCGGGCGTGTACCAGCTCCAAGCACTCAGATCAACAGCGGGATTGAGCAGCACCAGCGCGCCCGGCTTGCGAACGCGCAAACCATCGCACTCAGGGGCGTTCGACTTCGCAACCTGTCCCGCCGCTGCGGCCAACTGCCCGCCAGCCGAAGCGCCGCCCAAGGCGATATAGTCGCGGTCAATCCGAAACTCCAGCGCGTGGGACCGCACCCAGCAATGGACCCCTCTGGCAGCTTCCACTCCATCCTGCGGGTTTCCGGTCAAGGGGTAGTTCGCGCTGATAACCACCATGCGGGTGAATCGTGTGATGCGTGATGCAAACGCGGCGAACATCCCTTTATCGTGGCTCGTCCATCCCCCTCCGTGAAACAGAATCAGCACGGGTCGGGGTTTGCCGTCGTCGTCGGGAAGGTAAACGTCCAGCGAGTATTCGCGGTCGTTTCCTGTTCCTTGGCGATAGACGTACTTTCCATCTGGCTGGCGGGCTTGGACACATGCAGACGCCAGCAGGGCCAGGATGAGAAGAAGTTTTCGCATCAGGTAATTTGAGGCTCTACGGCTGAGGTTGTCAACGCCACACGGTAGGGAAATCGCTGGATAGGGTCATGCAGGCCCGCTAACTAAGCCGAAAACCTTTCGATGACCGCTTCAATGTAGCTGGACGGAACGCCCAGAACGCCCTGAGCGCGACCGAACACAGGCACCAGCCTCACGTCGTTGGTGGCGCAGTGGTCAATTTCGGCCTTCAGCGCGGCGAGGATTTTCCCCCTCTCTGCAAGAGCGCATTGCTCCCCATAGGCTCGCATCTGGTCGGCGGTGTAACCTTGATGGACCGTTGAGTCTCCAAGGCCAAAGTCCTCGCGCACCCAAATGTCAGGCGCCGGCAGTTCAGGTAATTCCATCTCTCTCCATTGGTTGACCGTTTACCGGTAAACGGTAAGGATGGTTGTACTGCCCTATACGAGTAGAGGCAGGATAACCAAACATCCTTCTTTTTCACTTGGCTGCTTCACTCCGGGCAGCGGAGAATCTCTCATCGTTTGCTGGCGACAAATGCACGCATGGCGGCGATCAACGGAGTCGACCCGTCATGCCACGGGATACACCAATCCGCCGAAGCATCCGGGTTCACCGCCGCTTGCCAGCCGCGACCATCGCCCGTGAAGCCGATCTGAACCCGTGCGCGCTCGATAATTGGCCCGCCGTGGTCCCATCGCTGGCTGGGCGCGTAGTCAACCCACATCACCCATTCCTGCATGTTGTCGCGCCACGCGCACCCCTCCGGGTCCCACTCGCGCACATGGCACATGCGCCCGTCCTTCTCGACTAGACCGGTCACCCCTTCAAGCTGAGCGACAAGGGCGTCCAACGCAGCTCCCTCGGCCTCCGCAAGATTCTCCGCCGTCAGAGGAGCCGAGGTCAAATCTGCATCATGGGCTTTGGGTTCCATCTCTCTCTCCATATCTGATAGATATACTGCCAATATTGGTAAAGGCAGGATACCGGGATACCTTCTATTTCACTCGGGCTCGTCCGCTTGATTGGGCGGAGAGTCCTTCATCGAGATCGACGTAGCCACGATCCAGCAAGTCGTCAAACCGATGTTCTGTCGCCAATTCCAGAGCGTGCGATTGACCGTTGTGTTCGGCTAGGAAGTCGCGCAGCTTCCGCATGGTTTCGGGCTCGCCACTGTAGAACGTGAAGCCGCTCAGGCCGTCCTGCGCCACATGCAGACCCTTCTTGCAGGCGTGGCAAGTCAGGTAGTAGTCGCAGCTCATGGCTTCTTCTCCAGCACTTCCCGAACGGCCTGCATCACATCCTCTGTGATGAACCAGAAGCGCCGACCTTGGTTGTCAGTCGCAGCCATGCGCTTCCCATCCGGCTGCTGCCATTCCTGCGATGAGCAGTCGCGCACCAGTTCTAGAGCCTCGCGGGTGGTGAGACTCTCCGCCGTCCCTGTGGGCACTGCTTGGGTCGATTCATTTCCCATGTAAAGCGTCTCCTTGATTGTCTGTGGTTGCGCGGACAAAAGCTTCATGGGCTTCTTTGGCTGTGTCGAATGAGCCAAGTCTCTTGCTGCGACCGCCGCGACTTACTTGAGAATAGAATTTCTTGCCCCTGGCTCGGTACGCCCCCAGCAGTCCGGTCCCTCTGGGATTACCGTTGTTTCTAAGGTTGGCGTCCGGCTGAATATCGCGCAAATTTTCTATGCGGTTATCGGCCTTGTCCCGGTTGATGTGGTCGATGACCTGGCTCGGCCAGTCGCCGTGGTGCAGCATCCACACTACGCGATGAGCGAATAGCCGGTACTTCTGAGAGCCAATTGAGACCCATACGACGAAATAGCCTTTTACATCACGGCCACCTGCTGGCCGTCCGGCGTATCTCGTCTGAAACCTAGTTACGCTCCTAGCGTCCGAGAAGTGGTGACTTGGGCGTGAGCGCCAGTACAAGACGCCCCCGTTTTCCTCAAGGCACTCCCGGACATACTCAGCTCCAAGGGCCATCTCAAACGCGGTTGCCATGCCGCTCCCCCTCAACATCTGCCTTATGGTTTTGGTCTTCCATCTCTTTCTCCTTTAAGGATGCCTAGACACCCTTTGTTTTACTTGGCTGCTTGACTCCGTGACAGCGGAGAGTCTTTCATGGGCTCACAGCGGCAGTTCCATCGTATTCGCCTGCGCCTTACGGGTAGCATAGGCAGTCTCGGCGTGGTGCTGGGCGTCGTAGACAAGGTGGCATCGCTGGCACCAATGGCGTAGGTTGGTCAGGTCGCAGTTCTCCGGTACATGGTCAAGGTGGGCCGTGGTCAAAACGACCTTACTGCCAGTCGCCGGGTGCGGTTGTCCGTTCTCGGCTCGGCATTCCGGCCAGTTCGGGGAGCCTTCACACTTGTTACCACTTCGCTCCCTAACCTTGGACACTATGTCCTTCCAGTCCTTTGGGTAGCGGGCGCGGTTCTCAGGCTTTATTGGCATAGGCGTCAGGTTGGGAGAATTTGGCACAGAGCAGGCAAAACATGCTCATCAGCGCGCCCCAAGCAAGGGGCGCACAGAGGGGAACGGCTCTGCGCACTGATCGCGTACCGTCCTTTTAATCCGTTGGTCGCAGGTTCGAATCCTGCACGTCCTACCAGCGAAAACAGTGGTTTCATGCTGCTTTCGCCTCCGGCCCAGGTTGGGGCTTTTTGGCACCGATCTTCCCAACCGCCATCCTCAGCCGCTCCGTTGCCAAGTGGGCATAGCGAGCCGTGCTGATTGCTGACTTGTGCCCAAGCACCCCGCCGACCGTGTAGAGGTCTACCCCTGCGTTAATCATTTCAGAGGCCGCAGAGTGCCTTAGATCGTGCAGGCGGGCGTGTCCTAGACCCACAGCAACCATCGCCTTCTTGACCGCCTTGCTGGCCGTCCACTTCGTCACCTGCGGGGGCCAGTGGTCCCTGACCAAATGGACGATCCTGCGATGCGCCGGGACAATCCGGGGTTGGCCGTTTTTTGTGTCCGGGATGGTCAAGACCCAGCCTTCCGGGGTTCCCTGCGGGGTGGCCTGTAGAACCTCGTTGATCCGCCAGCCGGTGTAGAAGGCGACTCTGGCCGCGTCCCTTGACCAGCTCGGCCCCATCGCCCGGAACACTGAAACCGCCTGAGCGCGGGACAGGTACACATGACGGGCGTTCTTCACCTTGGGCAGCACCATCCGCTCCGCCGGGTCGTGTTCGCCTAGGCTGTGATGCTTCCATGCCCACCGGCAAGCCGCCCGCAGGTACGCCAGCCGGTTCCTGAGCGTTCCAGGCTTCAGGGCTTGGCCTTCCTCCCCCTTACCTTTCTTGGCGTACTCCTGCGCGACTTCCGGCAGGGCAGACAAGGGCTTGGCCTCGTAGAAGGGCCGCAGCAAATCCAGCGCGCCCATGATGTCCGGGTAGTTCTTCAGGTGCGGCGCGTGGTGTTTGAGGTAGAGCAGCACGGCGTCATCAATCAGGGGTTCTGGCTTGTCGCCACCAGTTGCAAGCTCGTAGAGCCGCGCCGTTTCTCGCTGGTCGAAGGCTTGCGCTTGGGCTCGCGTCCAGCCTTGCGGAAGTAGTCGGTTAGCGCGCTGGCGGGTTCCGGCAATGACGCGGTCAAACTGGTAGAGCCAGCGGCCCGAGTGGTGGCGGGTAATCGGCATGACTGCTTGTAAGCCTCTATGTCGGCAGGATCGAAGCGGACGGCAGCGCCGAACTTGTGACAGGCCAGCGCCCCGGATTCCGCCAGAGCGTACACGGTCCTGGCAGACAAGCCCAGCAGCGCGGCAGCTTCGGTGGCTTTGAGCATGGCTAGAGAGACTCTCCGCCGTCAAGATGGACGAGCCCAAGTGAAAAAGAAGGCTGTTTCACTGTCTAGATTCTCCGAATGGAAGGAGGACGAGCCCACATTGAATTGAAGGCTGTTTGTCACTCATAGGCTATATAGATAACTCTGGGAGTCAGAAGGGGGAGGGGAGATGCTTTTTCATTTGGTCGGAGACGATTCGGACGGCGGAGAATCGCTCAATCGCCGCAGAAGCACGCAATGGCTTCCTCGTCGTAGCCAAAGGCGTCCTGCTGGTTGATCGCGTTGACCCGCATCTGCTCGTAGGTTGGGCGGTCCTTGGCAAACCTAGCGCCTATCAACCCTTCCTGCTTGGCCCACCACACCGCCCGCTCCGGCTTCTTGCGGATTGCGGACATGATCTGCGGCAGTCCCTTGAGAAAGCAAAGATCGCAGTTGCTCTCGTCTGCCTGGAGGTCGAATGGCTGGGCGTTCCAGAAGGCCAACACGTCCTGCTTCGTGACCCCGGCGATGGCCAGCGGCAGGTGCAGGTGGCGCATCTTCGCGACCCTGCGCGGCTCGTCGGCTCTGATGCCAACCAGCATGTCGAACTCGCCCCAACCGTAGAACCGGCGGATGAACGCCTCTATCGGCTTGATCTTCAAGTCGCTGGTGCAAAAGCGCATGACCGCGTTCGGCAGGAACTTCTTCTTGGCGATCAGTGCCGCGAACGGTTCACCTGACTCGCTGGCGTTGCGCGGCTCCACTTCTGCAAAGCCAATGGAGTCGTCCCGAAACTCCACCCAATGGATTTTCACCTTCCACTTATGGGCGATGTCCTCCACGAACCGCAGAGTGCGATAGTCTTCCTTGCCGGTGTTGGCGAAGCACACAGCCGTTTCCTTTGGCAGCGTTCCCCCGTTGCTGTCCAGAACGCGGCGCAGCATGTAGGCGCTGGTGCGGCCACCTGAGAGGCTGATGCATGTCGGCCCGTCGATAACAAATGGGTCGCTCATGCTGTAGCCTTTCCGCGACTCTCCGCCGTGCAGATGGCCGCTCCCAAATCTGCCTTCATGGCTGTTCTCCCACTCTTTCCTCTTGCTGCTCCCGTAGCTGGCGGCGCAGAGCCTGGGCGCGGTCCCATGCCTCCAAGTCGTCTTGATGCCTGCGCCAGCGGATCAGGAGCCACAGGCCAAGCGCCATCGCCGGGCCGATGCCGAAGGTCAATGTGAGAAAGAGCCAGTCAGTCATGGCTGTTCTCCCCCTGAATCATCGGGGAGAGGAATGGAAGGATTCATCTTGTTCACTTGGGCTCGTCTTTCCTGACAACGGAGAATCTGGCTTAGAAGGGGATGTCTTCGTCCGCTTCCTGGCGCTGCTTGCCCTTTGGGGTGGTTTGCTGGGTGGCCTGCGCCTTCTCCAGCACCGCAGCGTTGAACTTGTCCGAGCCCCATGCGTGGCTCCACCACTTGCCGGTGTTGGCGTTCTTGGTGGCCGGGTAACTTACAAAGGGCCCCTTGGTTCCCTCCACGATGCGGCAACCCTTCACACTCAAGAAAGCCTCTGCACCCTCCTTGCTTGCCAGTTCCACGTTGAACTGCTCTCCATGCCAAGTGATTTGAATATTCATGCTGCTTCCTTCAGTTGGACGGGTTCTGCTGGCTCAAAAAACTCTTCCATGATGTCCGCGACGTTGATGCGGTGGGAATAGTTGTTCTTCAGCGCCGTGGCGATCTGCATATCGCTCACGAAGTTAGGCGGCAAGTCGCCCTCATGCGGGGCAACGGCATAGCCGTTCTTGGTCTTCACAACGATCATTGCGTTCATGCTGGTTCTCCTTGGGTTTCGCGCAGTTCTTGCGCGTGCTTCTTGATGAATGCCCGCAGTGCGGACTCCGCTTTCAGGACTTGCCACAGGTACAGCTTTTCGTCCGCGTCGGTGATGCCTGAGATTTCCTCGTAAGCGCCGATCTGGTCGCCCTTGCCGAACTTCACTCGCGCAGCGGATGCCGCCAGTTGGATGATGGTTGCGCGCTCCCCGGCGATGCTGACGGCCTCATCGGTTGGGGTGTGGCGCATGCTGGCCGGGATGGCGGGCTTCTTGCTGGCAGCGTTGCCATCGTCATCCTCCGGGGCGATCCCGCACGCAGCCATGAGGCTGTAGCGCCTGGCGTAGCTCAATGCCGAGCCGAACCCTTGGGCGTCGTGCTTGGTGGCCGGAACGTGCAGTTTCCCGCTGGAGTACGTCTCCCCGGATTCATGAATGAAGACGGTTTCCACGGTGACGCCGTGCTCGTCCAGGTGGGTCGGTTGGCTGAGGAACACCCCATTGGCGTTCAGGGCGTCAATGACGGCCTCCACGCAGGCGGCAAGGTCCGCATACTTGCTCTTGAAGTGCGGGTTCGTGCTGGTCTTCAGGGCCGGGCCAAAAGCCTTTTGCGCCTTGACGAGAGCGGTAGCGATGTTCTTCATGGGTTCTCCTAGAGTTCAATCCAGCCTTCACCATCGCAGTCTGGGCACTGGATGGGAGTTCCTGCTATGTCGTAAGCACGCCCTGAGCGTTCACAGGTTTCGCACTCTTTCCAGTAGTCGTAATCGCGCCACTCTGCCGACGCTTCCTGCGCTAGCTCGATGAGCTTTTCGTCAGTCATGGCTGGCCTTTCGTAGTTCTAAGAAGAGCAGTAAGAGCCGCCAGGAACTTGATGCTCTTGACTTGTTCAGCCGGGACGATGCAAGAGTAGGGAACGGGGCATCCTCCATCCCGGCAGGAACTGCAGAACAACTCCACGGGCTGGGTCAACGGTCCGCGATAGGGGAGGTCGTCGTTCATTTCGGCTCCTTTGCGAGTCCGCGCCAGTGGATTCTCTGGTTCGATGTTTCGACGCCGAAAACAGCTTCCTCAGCGGCCCAGCGAACGGTTGAATCCCCGGTCAGCCATGCGCGCCCATTCCAGTAGCGGTAGTAGCGCTCGCGCAAATCCACGGTGGCGAGGTAGATGCCATCGCGTACTGGCTTCACTTCAGGCGGAAACCACGGCGTCAGTTCCTTGGTCACTTTGCGTTCTCCAGCATCCAGGCAATCGCAGCCCAGATCAGCGTCCAGACCCCGACCGAAGCCAGCCCAGAGAGCCAGAACCAAGGCGATGCCAGCATGGAGCGCGGCGCAGGGGCTTCAATGGGGTTGGCGTACTCTGGGCAGGGGAAGTGTTCCCCCATCCTTCTGGCGAACCTCAAAGGGGCGTTACGGGCGTTCACGCTTGCTCCTTCCACGGAAGCCAGCGACCCACCTGCCCGCTGTGGAGGTCTTCCAGCAGGCTCTCGCAAAACCGCATTTCGCCGTAGGCAACAGCACGGTCAACGTCGCCGGCCTTGAGTTGCGCGGTCCCGTTGCCAAGGTCGAAGTTATGCAGGCTGACCAGATAGCCGATGCGGTAGGTCAGCACATCGGTAAGCAGCGCCTTGCTGAATCGTTTGTCGGTCATGCTTGCTCCAAAGTTGAATGCGCGTCCAGCAGGTACTCCATAGCCGTCATCGCTTCCTGCGTATGGCTCCAGCCGCATTTGTTGATGACCCCGATCACAGAGGAAATCAGGGCGCACACCTCTTGCTCGGTGAGGTTCGTTGCCAGAGCGGCAATCTCCTTGCGAGCTGGCCGAGTCCTGACGCCTGCGTCTTCTTCGGCTCGGCGGCGGATGTCTGCTTCGTCTGCCTGGTCTGTCAGTACGGAGTAGTTCTCATGCGCTCCGAGGCAATCAGGGATGCGCTGGTCGCGGAGGATGGTTTGCATGGGAGTCCTCTTTTCACCTGTTGGTCACTCGCCGGACGGCGGAGAATCTTTCATGGAGGGGAGCGCCTCGCAACACACGTCCCCTACAGAGCCATGCGGGTAGTAGCCAGCCTCGCCGCAGGCGGCGCACTGAATGACGGTGCGCCGCTTCTCCATGTCGTCTGCCCCTACCTTCATGGGCGGGGAGTGGCGCTGGGCGGTGCAGCCGATGTGCCAGAAGCAGCGGCCGACGCTCTCGTAGCGGATGGTGATCCTGGAGTCCACATCGGCTCCTAGTAAGGGTTTGAAGTAAAGCCGTAAAGGCTGCTGGCGCGGCGAACGTGAGCAGCGATGCGTTGAGCCCGCATCCAGTCTCCAGACCAACCAGCACGCTTTTCCAGCGCGACATAGCGGCCAACCCTGCACCAAACCTCCGCAAGACTCTCCGCCCCCTTGTCGAACGAGCCCGAGTGAACAGAGCTGTTCCTGGCTGTTTCTCCCCCAACGGTCTTCATCGTTGCTTCTTCACTCTGGTGGGGTTGGGACATGGCTGCTCCTTGTTTATTTGGCTGCTTCGCTTCGGATGACGGAGAGTCACGCCGAGATTCCGTGCTCAAGCAGCAGCTTCAGACGGTCTTGCATTAGCGCGTCGTCTTGCTTGGTGAAAGAGACGTGATGCAACTTGCTGTAGGCCCACCGCAGGAGTTCGGAGTCTTCTTCCTGCTGGTCCTTGCGGCCTTCGGCGTAGGCGTCGTCTTGTGCCGCATGTGATTGGCCGACACCAGTGGTGAAGATGAAGTCCAGCGCCTGCGAGTAGTCGGCGTAATCCGCGTCATCGAGGTTGTTCCGCAGGAAGCGGTCGATCTGGTTGTAGGCTGCATCGCGGAGCGCACTGGGAGCCTCGGCACGACTCTCCGCCGTCAAGATGGACGAGCCCAAATCTCCCCCGACTGGTTTTAGTGTTCCGTCTTCGCTTTGGTGGGGTTGGTAGGTCATGTCAGGCTCCCGCAGCCTTGGCGAGACGAGCGCGAAGCCCGCCCACCGGCACGCCGTGTTCACGCGCGGCATCACGCAGTTCCTTGGCGTCGGCCTGTGCGTCGAGCCAGTCAGCCACGCTCCGGGCCACTTCGGATTGCGCGCCGCCATCGTGAGAGTCGTCGTACTGACGCAGCCACTCGGCTGCAAAGCGAAGGGCGTCCGGCTCCGGTGTGCGGTTTGTGTTCGCCATGCTGTCTCTCCAGTGTTTGGCTCGTTAGGGCCGATAGAGGGCAGTCTACCGAATTCGGAGCGCGTGTCAACCGTATTCGGTAGGTCGAACGCAAATTTGTGCACCAGTGGATGAACGGCGTAGTGGGACGCTAGTACATCAGTATTAGGAGAACTGACAGTCCCCAAATCTGCTCAGTGGACCGTTTGGTATAGGGTGGAGAACGACGGGCTGAGCCGTCTCAAATCTGCGCGCAGATACACCAGCGGATGATTCTGGTATGTAGGACGAAGCCGCTAGGTCGCGTAGGATTCAAGCGAACTACCGGATTTGGCTGTACAGGAGTACAGTAGTTGTCACGAGGTTACCAATGAAAAAAGCCAGGGAAGATAGGCGCAAGGCCATAGGGCTGCGGCTGAAGGAGTCACGCCTTGCTAGCGGGTTCACGCAGGAGGAGATCGCTGTGCACCTTGAACTGAAGGCGCAAACGGTGTCCTCTTGGGAGCGCGGCAAGTCGATGCCGAAGGCTGACGAGTGGTATGCACTCGGCCCGCTGCTGGGGGTGTCGCTGGATTACCTGGTCTACGGGATCAGAACCATCCCGGTCGGCCAGTCAGCCGTCATGGGGGCCGTGTTCCGCCCCACAACGGCTACCGTCTAGTCATCGGCACTGTGTCTGTACCGTGTTGCCGATGCGGTAGCTGGTGCAGTTGACGGGCTGCGGCACCTGATAGGCGGGCTGCTGCGTGGAACGTATCCAGCTCTGCGCAGCCGCGTTCTGAGCGGCCTTCTGCTGCATGATGGCCGGGTAGAAGGGTTGGCAGTCCAACCCCCGTCTACGGGCCTCGGCGTCGGCCACAGCAGCATGGGGACCGCCAGTGGTGAACCGGCATACATCGTAGTTCGATTGACCGGCCATCTGTTCGGGACTTGCGGCGCACCCGGCCAGGGCGAGAGAAACAAGAGCAATGCGGATCATTCTGCCTCCTTGATTTCCTTGGCAACCTCGCGCAGACGTTCCCATAGCTTGCGCTCGGCCTCTGTGACGGCTTGAAGGGTGGGGCGGTTGGCGGGGTCGAAGCTGGGGACAAGCAGCTCCCACGGCTGCAGGTGGAAGTGCTTGGCGATCTTGTCCACGATGTCCAAGCCAACGGAGGTCTTCCCCTCTTTGATCCTGGTTGCGCTGCCGGGGCCGATCTTGCAGTCTGCGGCTAACCGGGTCAGGTTTTCTCTCCCGTAATGCTTAAGCATTAAGGCGGACACGGACTTCCACAGCACTGTCTTGCTGTCCACTGAAAACCTCACCCCTCCACAAACGGTAGACGAACGGTAGCGCGAAACACCCTCCGAATTCGGTTGCACGAACCTACCGGATGCGGTAGGATTTGCGGTATGGCTACTCAAATTCCCTCCGCAGACGCTGTACGCGAACGGCTTAAGGCGCTGGAACACGGAGACATGCAGGCGCTAGCCAACTTGTCCGGCGTCCCGCTCTCCACGCTGTCAAACATCCGCAACTCCAGCAAGCAGGGGCCGACCGTGGACACCCTGCGCAAGTTCTGGCCGCACCTCTTGAAGCTGGCAAAGAAGGCGACCGCGCAGTAGTCCCCCTTATCCAACCGGAGAAGACCATGACCGAAAGCTACCTCGTACAAGTTTGGGCCGACTACTGCAAACGTGCAGTCGAGTCCCAGAACCGCGTTGCTGCGATCTACCAGCCTGTCGCCGCCCCCATTACCGAGCAGCCGATGTCCGTGTACTTCGCGGATGCGCAGGAGGAAGGCTCCTTCGGCGAGGCAGACGACCTTGCTGACTGGCTCGACCTCAATCAAGCAATGATCGCCAGGGACGGCCCTGCCGCCCCCAAGCCTGCTGTCGTTGCCCTTCCCGCAGCTCCCACGGCACACAAAGCTATCGCAGGGCTGACCTGCCTGGCTGACCGGGACCACCGCTTCGGTTTGTTTCGTTTTTGAGCGCATCGCTCATTGTTTTCGACAACCTTGATAAACGTGGATTAAGGCGGATACATGAAAGCCTCGGCACTTATCAAAGCCCCTGAGAACCAGCTAACGCTGAACTTTGAGCCGGGCCTGAGCGACCGCTACCGCACTCTGCGGGATTGTGTTGCGTCCTCCGTGTACCGCTACGGCCTGACCAACGCCGCGATTGATCTGGACAAGGCTCCGGGGAATCTGTCGGTGGAGTTGTCAGCCGATCCTGCCCGCAAGTTCGGCATTGAGGACCTGGAGAAGTTCCTGACCTCCTCGCAGGACTTCACGCCCATCTATTACCTGGTCGAGAAG